ATCTCCACCGTTCCTTCAACTGGGAAAACGGCGCCCCCGGGCCCCGGGAGGGGCAGCGGGGGCGTTCGGCTAGGTGCGGGAACGGCCTATTTGCTCAATGTGTTCGGCTGAGATCGGAAATCAACCCCGAATCTCACGCTCATAAGAAACTGTCGCGGACGGGCCGCACGGCCCAACTGATGACCGTTGAGCAGCCGCACGGCAGCTCAGGCGTGCCGCACGGCACGGGAAAGGACGCGACATGGCAGAAGCAAACGAACCCACGCAAGTGCCGGGAGCGGAAGGCGGAGATGGCGCCAACCAGGAGCCGCCCGTCGACTACAAGGCGCTGTACGAGGCCGAGAAGAAGCACTCGCGCGAGTGGGAGAAGAAGGCGAAGGCCAACAGAACCGCAGCAGCGGCGCTTGAGGAGGCCAACAACGCGAACAAGACCGCCGAAGACCAGATCGCCGACCTCAAGAAGAGGCTCGACGACAAGGAGAAGGAAGAGAAGCGGTCGAAGATCGCGGCCAAGGTCGCGCAGGAGAAGGGCGTGCCGGCGAGCCTGATCGTCGGCGACGACGAGGAAAGCATGTCCAAGTGGGCAGACGACATGCTCGCCGCGTTCAAAAAGCCGCCCGCGCCCAAGGTCGAGAAGCCAGGAAGCTTCCCGAAGCCGGGCGACGGCGACAAATCTGAGCTGCGCGACTTCACGCGCCAGCTCCTCGGTAACAACTAGAGACAAGTAAGGAGCCGAAATGGCTAACGACACCAGCAAGGTCAAGCTCCCGCACAAGGTAGTGACCTCCATCATCAACAAGGCAAAGGACACCTCCACCATCGCGGCGCTGTCCCCCAGCACCCCGCAGACGTTCTCCGACACCACCTACATCGTGTTCAACCCGACAACCGAGGCCGAGGTAGTTGCGGAGGGCGCGAAGAAGAGCGGTTCCGAGGTCTCCACCACGCCGATCGTCGCAAAGCGCGTGAAGGTAGTCACGACCACACGCGTCTCCGACGAGCTGCGCTGGGCCGACGAGGACAACCAGCTTGAGATCGTGACCAACATCATCGCCGACCAGACCGCCGCGATCGGCCGAGCGCTCGACTACGTGGTCTACCACGCCGTGTCCCCCAAGACGGGCACCGCGCTCGATGGCTACACCGCGCTCACCGCAGGGGCCAACGCCGTAACCGCCTCGGCATCCGCAGTCGACGACATCGACGCGCTGGCCGACGCGCTTATCGACTACGACATCAACGGTTTCGCGCTCTCCCGCAAGTTCGCCGCAGACCTCCGCAAGCTGCGCATTCCCGCCACCGGCCAGCGCCTCTACCCGGAGATCCCGCTGTCCCTCAACGCCGGCAACATCGACGGCATCCCCGCCGCGACCTCCGGCACCGTCAACGGTCGCCGCTGCAAGATCGACCCGAAGGTGGCGGGCATCATGGGCGACTTCTCCACCATCAAGTGGGGCATGGTGCGCGACATGACCTCCGAGATCATCGAATACGGCGACCCCGACAACACCGGCCAAGACCTCAAGGGATACAACCAGGTCGCGTACCGCACCGAGGCAGTCCTTGCATACGCGGTTCTCGACCCCAAGGCCTTCGCCGTCTTGAAGACGGCCTAGGGGGCGGTAACCATGGCGAACCTTGTGCAGAAGTTCATCGTCGAGGACGCATCAAAGGCATCCCCGATCCTCCCGCAGCACGTCTGCTTCGTGACCGCCGATGGCGAGCCTGTCGGCATCTCCAAACAGGCCGCAAACCCTGGCGCGAACCCGACCATCGCCAAGGTGGTCAAGTGCCTCGTCGACGCGGGCATGATGGCCGCGACCCCTGAGGCGTCCGAGCAGAAGGCCGACGAGAATACCGCGAAGCCGGTTGACTCCGGCAAGGCCGAAGAGCCTGCCAGCGAGGAGTAGGCGCATGGAGCCGCTAGCGACCATCGAAGACTACAGGGCGAGGTACGGCGACCCAACCGACGAGGCACGCGCCGCGACCCTGCTCTCCGACGCGTCAGACCTGCTCATGAGCGCCTACGAATCAAACGTGGGCGACTACGAGCGCGGCAAGCTAGCCGCCTTCGACCGGTCTGCCGCAGCGGTGTGCTGCCTCGTGGTCAACAGGGTCTTGTCTGCGCCAGCAGCTCTGGCGGGCGCCATGCAGTACAGCCAGGGCGCAGGCGGCTACACGGCCAGCGTGTCGTACGGGTCTGCCCTCGGCGAGATGTACCTGGGAAAGACGGAGCTGAAGCGCCTCGGGCTGCTCGACCAGCGCATCGGGGCGCTCCAACCGGTTGGGAGTGATGCCGAATGGGACTCATAAGCACCGAATCGGTGACGGTCGCAACACCCGTGGTCGAGTTCGACTCGCTCGGCGAGCCTATCGAGCGCGGCAGCGTGGACACCGCCATAGAGGGCGTGGTCGTGTTCCCGGGGGCCACCTCGGAACTCGATGCATCGCGCCCCGACGGCGTTGAGGTCGCCTACACGCTGTGTTTCCCCAAGAGCTTCACCGCATCGCTCAAGGGGTGCCGCGTAAACGTTCGAGGCACCGAGTACCGCGTCATAGGCGACCCGCAGCGCTACGACCCGGCAAACACCCCAGGCGATTGGAACCTCACCGTGGAAGTGGGGCGCACCGATGGCTAAGTGCAAGGTGAAGTTCGAGTGGAAGGGCTGGAAGCGCGGCGGCTATGCCGAGGTTATGAACTCAGGCGCGGTGCAGGCGCTTCTCAAGAAGAAGGCAGACGCCGCAGCGGCATCGTGCAACTCGTCCTTCTCCCGGCACCCCGGCGAGGGCGCCGGCTACGTAGTCCGCAAGTTCAAGGGCAAGTTCGCAAACGGCTTCGTGGTTGCCACGGCGACTCCGCATGCCCATGCGAGCGAGCGCAAGCACAACCGCCTCAGATCCATGTTCGGAGGCGGTGAGTGATGGACGCGGAGCGCATGGTGGCGCAGCGGATCATGGACGAGACCGGCATCAAAGCCGTGCTCGACGTACCAGCCGACAGGCCCAGCGAGTTCATATCGGTGTCGCAGACCGGATCTAACCGCAGCGGCTGCATCAACCGCGTGCAGCTCGTGGCGCAGTCATGGGCGAAGACCCGCAGACGCGCCGCGGAGATTGCCGAAGCCGTGGAGCACGCAGTGCCGAGCCTCATGGACGAGGAGTGCGTGTTCGAGGCCACGTGCGAAGGCACGTACCGCTGGGACGACCCGGACAGCCGCCAGCGTCGATACCAGACCAACGTAAACGTAACCATTTGCGAATAGGAGCCGACATGGCACTTTTCAAGAAAAACGAGACCAAGAACGTCTCGTCCACCAAGGGCGTGAAGGGCGGATACATCTTCGTGGCTCCGGCCGGCACCACCCTCCCCACAGACATCAATACCAATCTCGCCGAAGCCTTCCTCAATCTCGGCTTCATCTCCGAGGACGGCTACACCGAGTCCGAGGAGACCGATGCCAACGAGCTGAAGGATATGAACGGCGACCTCATGGACTCCGCCACGACCTCGCGCGTGGAGTCTGCGAAGCTCACGCTCGCGGAGATCAAGGCGCAAACACTCAAGGTCATGTACGGCGCCGAAAACGTGACCGACCTCGATGGCGTTATCACCGTCGAACACAACGGCAACAAGGACGAGGCGTGGTCGATCGTGCTCGAACTCGTGCTCAAGAACGGCCGCCGCTGGCGCAAGGTCGTGCCCTCCGCCAAGTCCTCCGAGCTTGACGACCTCAAGCTCGCGGTGAGCGAGCTTGCCGGGCGTCAGATCACGTTCAAGTACCTGGTCGATAGCAACGGAAACACCTGCTACGACTACATCGAGTCCACCGAGACCGCCGGCGCCTAGGAGGAACGCATATGACCGAGATCAAGTTTTCCGTAGATGGCGTTGACGGCGAGTTCGCCGCAGACCTCGACGAGCTGAAGTCCTACAAGACCGTGAAGCAGTTCGCCCGCAGCGAGACCGACCCGGCGGGGATGATGGACGCCATGGAGCGCATCTTCATGGGCCGCGACGAGGAGTACATCGAAGCACTCGGCGGCACGTCGTACGACATGCGCCGCCTGTGCGACGCAGCCTTCGAGGCGGCAAAGGCAAAAAACTAGTCGGCTTCGCCAGCGACCTTGAGAACAGGCGCGGCGAAGCGATAGCAGACTTCCAGCAGTTCTACGGCATAGCCCTGCCATTGGATGGAGCGCCAGAAGACCTCGATCGGATGGCGCTCCTCTGGCAGCACCTCCCCGACGACTCGCGCCTCGCCAAGGCGCAGTACCCGCAACTCAGGTGGAGCACGACCGACTACATGCTCTGGCGCATCGAGCACCAGCTTCGGTGCATCGCCTGGGGAATGGCCGACAAGAAGGACAGGAGCGCGGAGCCTCCCGAGCCTATCAAGACGCCGGCGCAGCTCGCAGAGCTTGAGCGCCACCGCGCGAACGCGCTGGAAGCCAAGGAAGAGATAGACAAGATCCTGGGGATAGGAGGGGAAGATGGCGACTAGCGTCGGGTCGGCTTATGTGTCCTTGATGCCGTCGATGGATGGCTTTGCGAGCAAGATCGGCAAGGAGTTTGGCAGCCAGGGCAACGCCGCAGGCAAGGCCTTCGGCGACTCCATGACCGTCGGCATCGACGGCGGGGCCAAGAAGTCCTCGGGCATCCTGACCGGGCTTGGAACCGTAGCCAAGGGCGCCGCCACTGCGGCGGTGGCCGGGTTCACAGCGCTCACAGGGGCCGTGACCGCGATTGGCGGCGCGGCCCTTTCCGCATATGCAGACTACGAGCAGCTGGTTGGCGGCGTCGACACGCTGTTCGGCTCCGCGTCGCAGACCCTGCAAGGATATGCCGCAGAGGCATACAAGACATGCGGAATGTCCGCAAACCAGTACATGACGCAGGCCACGAGCTTCGCGGCCTCGCTCGTCTCGTCGTGCAGCGGCGATGTCGCCAAGGCGGCTGACTACGCGAACATGGCCATGGGCGACATGTCGGACAACGTGAACAAGATGGGTTCCGACATGACAGACGTGCAGAACGCCTACCAAGGCTTTGCGAAGCAGAACTACACGATGTTGGACAACTTGAAGCTCGGCTACGGCGGCACGCAGGCTGAGATGAAGCGCCTTATCGCCGATGCCAACAAGCTGCGCCAGGAGCAAGGCAAGAACGCCGACCTCACGATCGACAGCTACGCCGATGTGGTCGAGGCGATCCACACCGTGCAGCAGAACATGGGCATCACCGGCACCACCGCCAAGGAGGCCGCTACCACCATCAGCGGCTCTATCGGCATGGCGAAGGCCGCGTGGGAGAACTTCATCACCGGCCTCGGTCGAGACGATGTGGACTTCTCGCAGCTCACGCAGCAGCTTCTTGAGTCCGTCGGAACCGTGGCAACCAACGTGGCTCCGCGAGTGGCGCAGATCGGCCAAGGAATTATCACCGCGTTTCCCGTTGTTCTCTCAGGGCTTGGCACGGTGCTCGCCCCTGTTGTTTCCGAGGCGCTTTCAACCGCTTGGAACATCGCGGTCAATGCACTGGCAGGCATCGGCATCCACCTGCCGAACGTCGACTCTTCCCAGATGCTCTCGGGTATCAACGCCGCGATGGACGCCGCCAAGCTTCTGCTCACCGACCCAGCCGCCTTCCTTGAGAAGGGAAACCAGCTCGTGCAAAGCGTAGGCTCCGGCATCCGCGCCGGAGTGCCGAAGATCGTGAGCGAGGGGCTTAACATCCTCACCTCGCTGTCGCAGGCTTTCCTCACCGGGTTCCCGCAGATCGTCTCGATGGGCGGTCAGCTCGTGCTCAGCCTCGTTCAGGGCCTCATGGACAGCCTGCCATCGCTTATCGAGCAGGGGCCTCAAATCGTGAGCAACATCGCAAACGGAATCTCCGCAGCGGCTGGCGTTCTACTCGACACGGGGCTTCAGATAATCGTCGCGATCGGCACCGGCTTGGTAAACGCCGTGCCCACGCTGCTGGCGAACATACCGCAGATCCTACAAGCGGTCTGGGATGCATTCACCGCGTACCAGTGGGTGACGCTCGGCGGGACGCTCGTGACGAGCATCGGCGAGGGCATCGCCGCGCTCGGATCGCAGATACCAACGAAGCTCAAGGGGTTCTTCGACCAGGCGGTGAACCACGCTGGCGAGTTCGTCAGCAACATGGCGGCGAAGGGGTTGCAGGCAGGCTCCGACTTCCTGCTGAACATCGCTGCCACCCTGTCGCAGATGCCTGGCCGCGTTGCCGGATGGTTCTCGGAAATCATCTTCAACGCGGCAAGCCTCGTCAGCTCGCTCGGAGCAAAGGCGAGCGCAGCTGGTCAAGGCTTCCTGAGCGGCATCCAGGGCGGGTTCAACGCCGCGGTTTCGTTCGTGGCTTCGATTCCAGGCAGGGTGATCGGAGCTATCGGCGATCTTGGCGGGCTTTTAGTCAACTCCGGCCGATCACTGATAAACGGCTTCGTCAGCGGCATCAAGAGCGCCATCGGCGGTGCTGTCTCAGCCGTGTCCGGCGCCGTCTCTCAGATCCGCTCGTTCTTCCCGTTCTCGCCCGCGAAGCGCGGACCGTTCTCGGGCCACGGCTACACAACCTACTCGGGCAAGGCGCTCATGGAGGGATGGGCTGAGGGCATCGGCAACGGCACTGGCGCGGTCAATTCCGCCATCACGTCTGCGCTCGCGTCGGCCAGCTCGCTTATCGGCTCCGGCATCACAGTTGCCCCATCCGTTGCGGTTGCAGGCGCTGGTGCAGCCGGGGCCACCTACAACGTCACAGTCAACGGCGGAAGCGTAAACGCAGATCAGCGGATCATGCAGGCGGTTGACGTTCTAGTCTCCGCAGCCAAGCGCTCCGCAAGGTCGGGGAGGTAGCCAATGGGAACCTATACAAGAGAGATCCAGATCGCGGGGCTCAACCGCTGGTATTGCGGCTACATCTCGGTCGATGCGGTGAACACCGTCAACGACACCACCTCGCGCATCACAGTCACCGCCGCGCTCGAAGACAAGTACGCCGCGCAGTACGGCACGCACTATGACGTGATCGTCAACGGCACCACCTACAGGTCGCGCGACGTGCTGCTCAACAACTACGGCAACTGGGCCACGCGCGACGCCGTGACCTTCACCGTGGACGTCGGGCGCGGGGCCAGCGGTTGGAACTGCGCCGTGCAGATCCACGTCTACGGCAAGACATACAACAACTACTACGGCAGCGCGGGCGGCGACGCCTGGGCGACGGAGTACGCTTGGATTCCACAGCGCGGATACTCGCAGCCGCATCCGCCCAGGAATCCGAAACTGGCCCGCGTATCCGACACCTCGCACAAGATCACGTGGGACGTCGACTACACGGGCATGGACGGCGCATACCCTTGGGCTGGCGTGTACGTCGATCGGCGCACCGACGACGGCTCGTGGGTGAACATCGCCGACGTGTCGTGGGACGTCACCAACTACACCGACAACTCCACGAAGCCCGGTCACAAATACGAGTACCGCCTTTGCGCCCACGGCCCAGGCGGAAACTCCACGCACGTCTCGTGCGGCACGAGCTACACCACGCCTTCCGCCCCGTCGCGCGTGGAGGCCGTCAAGGCGGGTGCAACCGAGGTCACGCTTCGCGTCTACGGGGCATGGGCCTACGCCAACGCATGGGAAGTCCAGCGCTCTACCGACGGCGGCAGCACGTGGGCCGCCATAACGGCCAGCACCGAGGGCGAAGACCCAGCGTGGCTCGACCTGCACGACAAGGCTGCTCCTGCGGGAACAGTCGTATACAGGGTCAGGGCGAAGCGTGGCAGCCTCGCATCCGCATGGGTCAAGTCGAACTCCGTCACGACGATCATGCCTCCTCTCGCCCCGAAGGTGACCGCCGATTCCGTCGTGCCTACCGGAACTGCCGTCACCGTCTCATGGGTGCCGAACCATCAGGACGGCTCGGTGCAGAGCGCTGCACAGGTGGAGTTCAGCGGAAGCGAGACGATCACCAAATCGTATACGACGACCAAGAGCGCATCCGTTTCGCTTGCGAAGGGCAGCTGGAAGGTGCGCGTGCGCACCAAGGGCCTGCATGCCGACTGGGGCGCGTGGTCTGGCTACGTGGCGATCACCGTGGCCGACTATCCGCAGTGCTGGGTCGCCTCCCCCGCTACCGACGGCATGCTCGTCGATGCGGTGCCGCTCACCGTGCAGGTGGCCGCCACCGACGAAACGGGCATCGCCCAGGCGACGCTCGCACTTGCAGAGGTCGGCGGCGCGGCCATCGCAACCGCAGACGTGACGAACCTGAAGCCTGTGAGCTTCGGCAGCTATGCAACCATCCGCAACGGCATCGACTACCTGCTCACGCTCACGGTCAAGGGCGGTTCGGGGCTGTCCAAAACCGCCACTCGCCGCTTCAAGACCCACTGGGCCGAGCCTGCCATCCCAGAAGTGTCGCTGTCGTACGACGATACGCTGGCGTGCCACGTGAAGGTGCGCAACGGCCTCTCGTCCTACGAGGTCGAGCAGACGACGCTTGTAGGCCCCATGACGGTCGACGAGGTGAGCAACGAGCTTTCCATGCTCGGTACCATCACGGTAGACGGAAACGCCCTCGTTGTCGGCAGCGCCTCGCGATGCTCCTCCTTCACGGTGGAGCGCGTGTCGTACGGTGGCGATGCCGTCATAGCATCCGGCGTGCTCGACTCGCAGGAGACGATCGACCGCATCCCGCCGCTCAACACCGACTACGAGTACAAGGTGACCGGTTATGCCGACAACGGCACGTCCTCGCAAGTCGCAACAGGCGCAAACGTTTTCGCGCACGGGATGGCCCTCAACTTTGGCCAAGACGCATCTGTGGCGCTCGTGCTCGACTGCAACGGCGACTATTCGACAAGCTCCAAGCGATCGGTTGAGACATACCATTTTGCCGATGGCGGCGAGAACGGCGACCTCCCTATGTCGTACATGCTCGACGAGCTTGACAAGAAGACATCGCTCTCGTGGGAGATGAAGCGCGACGACCACGACAAGTACATGCGCGTCATGGACGAGCAGTGCAAGGGCTGGTGGCGCGGCCATGCTGGCGAGCGTGCCTACGGCCCCATGGAGTTCGACATGTCGGTAAAGTCAGCCGGCATCTGGAAGGGGTCTGCGAGCATCACGCACAACGTCTTCGAGGAGCCCATAAATGGCTGATTGGGGCAAACCGTTCATCACCTCGTTCCGCTTCATGCGCGTAGATCGCGCTACGGGCAACGAGGTCGAGAGGATTATGAACATAAAGAGCGGCGGGTGCATCGAGCGCAACCAGGACAAGGACTACACCACGGGGCATGTCGATTACTCGGGAACGCTAGATCTCGGGGCAGACCTGCTGCGGGTGTACCTCGATGCCGACTTCGGCGGCACATCAGCCGGCGAGGCGCTCGGCACTTTCATCGTCTCGGCTCCGAAAAGAACTAGGCGCGGAGTCAACTCCACCGGCACCGCCGACCTGTCAGGCAGGCTTTCGGAGGTCGCCGAAGACGAGTTCGACGCCCCGTTTACCGTTTCAGCGGGAACCGCCGTGGTGCCTTATGTTGTCGGCCTGCTCAAGGCTGCTGGTTTCTCGGATGTGATTTCCGACGATTCCAGCTACAAGCTCGCGCAAGACTGGACTCTCGGCATCGACTCCGGCGACATGAAGCTGTCGAAGCGCCTTGCGGCCTGCAACGCGCTGCTCGACGTCGCCGGGTTCTGCGCCGTGGACGAGGACGCCTACGGCAGGCCTGTGCTCCGCAGGTACAGGGAGCCGCAAGACAGGCCGGTGTCCATGACCCTGCGCGAGGGGGCGGGCGCACGCTTCATCAACGAGGTAGTCGACGAGCTTGATCGCTCGGGCGTCGCCAACGTGGTGCACTGCGACTACGAGACGCAGGACGCCTTCTACCGCGGTACGGCTATCGACTCAGACCCGAGCAGCCCTTACTCCACGGTTTCGCGCGGTTGGCGCAAGACGGCCACGTACAGCTACAGTGACCTCCCCGCTGGGTCTACCGACGCCGAGAGGCAGAAGGCCGCAGACGCCAAGGCGAAAGAGATGCTGAGGACGCAGCAGAGCGCCATACGCAGGGTCACGGTCAAGCGGACGTATGCGCCCGTCGCGTGCGGCGATGCCGTGATGGTCGATTGGGCGAGCGCCGGCATCGGCGGCAAGTTCGCGGTGAGGACTGCGACTCTCACGCTCGTGGGAGGATGCCCAATCGAGATGGAGGTGAAGAGGTATGAGCGATGAACTCATATCGGCCATGCGCCGCTACGGCGCCGCGATGGCCGATGCGGCAGCGAACAACACTCCCGGCCAGCAGGCGTGCTACGGAACGGTGAAGTCTGTGTCCGGCGCGTCGATGGCTGTATCGGTGAAGGGGGCTTCCCTGAAGCTCCCTTACACCACGGCGTGCTCGGGAGCCAAGGCCGGCGACCGATGCATCATCCAGGCAATCGGCCCGCACGCCATCGTCATAGGCGTGCTAGCGAAGTAAAGGAGGTGCGATGGCAGATACCAACCAGGGCGCGGCGCTGCTGCTCAACGAAGCAGGCAACATCGACCGCGCCAGAACGACCGACGGCTCGATCTTCCGCATCGAGTCGACGCTTTCGATGGAGGCCGCCGAGGAGGCCAAGACCGCAGCGGCCAACTGCAAGGCCGCGACAGACAGCGCCGATACCGCAGAGAAGACGCGCGTTGCGAACGAGAACGCAAGAAAAACGGCGGAAACCACTCGCGGCAACAACGAGACAATCCGCCAGAACAACGAGAAGTTGCGAAAGAACGCGGAAACCACTCGCGGCAACAACGAGGTAGCTCGCGGCAACAACGAGACAACCCGCCAGGATAACGAGAAAAACCGATCGGACGCCGAAGACGAGCGCAAGAAGGCCGAAGCGCAGCGGCATGACGAGCACGTCGCCGACCAGCAAGCATCAAGATATGCCATTGCGGCGGCGAACGGCGCGGCGTCTCGTGCAGACGCGGCGGCGAACCAGGCGCTCCAGATCGCCAACTCAGTTGCCCAAGGCAGCGCCGGAAGTTCCGACATCGCCGAGCTGCGTGCTCAGAACGCGAAGCTCGCAACTCTCTTGGCGAACTCCACGGGGCAGTTCATCTATATGGGCGGAACCGTCTACTGCCCGGCGTCGAAGGCGTCGGCGAGCGGGGCAACGGTGACGTTCGGCTCGACGTGTTCCGCGAGCGGCAACACCATCACATTGAACTAGGAAGGAAACGAAATGGCGCAAGCAAAGATCCTCACCGTGGGCGGCACCAACTACGAGATGATTGACGACACCGCCCGCACTACCACCACAACGGCGCTCAACAACACCGAGTACAACCGACAGGGCCTGATCGGCAAGTACCCGGGCCAGTCGCTCGCGACGCTGCTCGCGGGCGAGGTGTCCGGCTCCACCACGATCTACGACGCGCTGCACAAGCGCGTGCAGGCCGCGAACTTCAGCGGCATGCGCGTGGGCGACTACATCGACGTGCCGCTCGTGAGCGCGTCAAACGTGGCGGCCCAGCAGTCCGTGCGCTTCCTGCTTGCGCACTTCGACCCGTACTACCAGTGCGGCGACAGCGCCAAGGGCCACCACATCGCGTTCATCGCGTCCGCGCCCGTCGCCGTGGCCAAGACCGTCACCGGCGTGGCCAACGACAGCTACCTGATGTGGAACACTGCGAACACCAACCAGGGCACCGCAGACGTGAAGAACCCGTACCTGAACAGCAACCTCAAGGCGTGGGAGAGGCTGTTCGAGGCGTGCCTGCCCGAGGGGCTGACCAAGTACCTGCTCACCCAGCGCGTGCTGCTTGAGGAGCGTTACAGCGCCAGCGGTGCGCTTACCGACTCCAACAATTGGAGCTGGCAGGACATCGGCAAGGTGTGGTCGCCCTCCGAGATGGAGGTGTACGGCTGCCCGGTGTGGGGTACCAAGGGCTACAGCGTGGGCTTCGACTGCCAGTTCGACCTGTTCCGCGACACGGCGCACCGCCTCAACGGAACTCAGTGCAGTTGGTGGCTGCGTTCCGTCATGGGTGGCTCCTCGTCCAACGTGTGCTACGTCCACTACAACGGCGATGCCGCCTGCAATTCGGCGGCGTACACCTGGGTTCGCCCCCGCCCCGGCTTCCTCGTCGGCTAGTCAGCCGAGTGCTCTATACTTCTCTTTCGATGCGACCGCCTTGCGCGGTCGCATCCCTGCCCGCGCAGCGGGCCGTTTTTTTCGCCACTATTTCCGGGAGGTGCCATGAGCGGCGTCTACCAGCGAAACCGCGAGGTGTCCGAGTACAAGTTCTTCACGCAGGCCATCGCCATCCGCGTGGAGGTCAACAAGCTCATGGCCTCCTCGTCGGTCGTGCCGAAAGCCTACAGGCTGCTGAACGCAGTCCCCACGGTGGAGACCGCGCGCAGCATCGTATACAACGTCAACCGCGCCGACTGCTTCTACCCCAACAGTTCGTTCAACGCACTTGAGCGCAAGCGTTACCTGACGCTGGCGATAGCCGACTGCGAGCAGCTGATGCTCGACATGCAATGCCTCATGGACATCGGCCTGCCCGTGAACGCCAACCGCTTCGAGGCGCTGGCGGGCATGGTCGAGGAGGAGATCAAACTGCTCAAGGGCGCGCGCAAGAACGTACGCGTCACCGGCAAGAGGACGACCGACGAGCGCATAGCCGAGGCCGAGGCCGAGCTAGAGCGCCTGCGTTCGTTATAATGGGCGGCGGTCCCGCCTTGTATATCAGTACAATTGGTGGCTGCGTTCCGTCATGGGTGGCTCCTCGTCCAACGTGTGCTACGTCAACAACAACGGCAATGCCAACTACAATTCGGCGACGAACACCTGGGTTCGCCCCCGCCCCGGATTCCCTTACTGCCAGACCGAGTAGGCCAGCGGGCCGAAAGCAGAGCGCGGAGAGGAAGGAAGGCGCGACCATCGGGCGCGAGCCCGTAAATACGCACCCCGCGAGGGTGGCCGGACGCTGCTTGCATGGCGCGGCGCTCCGTGGCTTCGCCGCGTTTCATGGCCATACCTCAAGCGGCTGTCAGAGCCACATTGCAAGCCGTGCGGGGTGCCTTCTATGAACTCGGAGCAAAGGCGGGCCGCACGCCGGAAGCGCCGCGAGGAGAAGCGCGCCAGGGCCAAGGCCGAGCGCGTCAAGGCGTGCACCCTTGAGACGGTGGCCGACCTCAACAGCCTGTGCAAGGCTTCCAAGCAGGCTGCGCGTGGCGTCATGTGGAAGGCCTCGACGCAGCGGTACATGAAGGACTATCTGCGAAACGCCGTGAAATCGCGCCAAGACCTTTTGGAGGGCCGCGACATATGCCGGGGTTTCATCCGCTTCGACCTGTGGGAGCGCGGCAAGCTGCGCCACATCAGTGCAGTGCACTTCCCCGAGCGCGTGGTGCAGAAGTCGCTGTCCCAGAACGCCCTCGTGCCCGCGATAGTCCCCACGCTCGTATCCGCGAACTCCGCCAACATCAAGGGGCGCGGCACCGACTACGCCCTTAAGCTGTTCAAGCGCCACCTGGCCGACCACTGGCGGCGGCATGGGCGCGAGGGCTACATACTGCTGGGCGACTTCTCCGACTACTTCGCGCGCATTGCCCACGAGCCGGTCAAGCGGCAGGTGGCCGACGCGCTGCTCGACCCGCGCGTGGTCGCCCTTGAGCACCGCCTGATAGACGCGCAGGGCGAGGTCGGCCTGGGCCTGGGCAGCGAGCCAAACCAGATATGCGCGGTGGCGCACCCCAACCGCATCGACCACTACGTGGCCGAGATGCTGCGCCCCGAGGCCTACGGGCGCTACATGGACGACTTCTACCTGATCCACGAGTCCAAGGAGTACCTGCAAGTGTGCCTTCTGCTGATAGAGCATGAGTGCGCGAAGCTCGGCATCGCGCTGAACCCGCGCAAGACCCGCGTGGTGAAGCTGACGCGCGGCTTCACGTGGCTGAAGAAGCGCATCTTCTACACCGAAACGGGCCGCATCGTCATGAGGCCGTGCCGCGACTCCATCACGCGCGAGCGACGCAAGCTGAAGAAGATGGCCCGCATGGTGGCCGAGGGGGTCATGACGCCCGAGCAGGTGCAGCAGAGCTACCAGAGCTGGCGCGGCGGCATGGCTCACTTGGACGCGCACCGCAGCGTGCTGGCCATGGACGCGCTGTACCGCAGCCTGTTCGAAAATCTCGCGGGGGGGGTTGCTCAATGCAACCAAGCCCGAGAGACGATTCGGGCGGAACGCCCTCGCCATAGCGGAAGGGCGGCAACTCAAAACGGCGGCCTAGACGGGTCGAAAACGAAATAACCAAGACAGCGAAGGCGTGCTGCGGCGCGCCTTCTTTCTTCGCGCCCGCCCAAACCCGCCCAAACGGCCAGGCAATCTCACGGCGCTAATACGATGGCGGCACATTCCCCGATAAGGAAGGAGTCCGCATGGACACTGAGGAAGACATGCCGCGCCCCGACGAGCTTCGAGACGGCACCCTGGCCGAGGTCAACGCCCTGCGCGACCTGCTGTCGCAGATCGGCGACCCCGACGCGGCGCACGACGCAGGCGTTATCGACGATGACGAGTACGTGGAGCGGAAGGCGCGAAAGCTCGCCTACACCTCCGCGCTCGCCGCCTACGCCAACGGCGAGGTGCCCGACCTCCCGGCGCTGCTCGAACAGATGCACGAGCAGGCGTCCCAGCCGACGCAGACCGAGACCAACACGGCGAACATCGACTACCTGCTCATGACCGTGGGAGGTGACCAGTAATGGCTACGAAGAAAACCGTTGAGCATTCCAAGCACTTCGCGAAGGTCAAGAAGTACTACGACAAAGACCTTTGGAGCAAGGCGCGCGTCTACAAGGCTGTCGAGTGCAAGTGGATCACCGCCGACGAGTACAAGGAAATCACCGGCGAAGAGTACGCGGGGGCTTAGCGTGAACGACCTCGTGTACACCGTGGCGGTCACCGCCATCGTGTCTGGCCTCGTCGGCTCCGTGGTATCCGCCTTGGTGGCGGCACTCAAATCGCAAGGACGCAAGGCTGTCGAGCGCACCGAGGCGGAAAAGGCAGCTGACGATGCCTTGAGGATGGGGGTGCGTGCGCTGCTTTGGCGCGAGCTGAAGAACATCCATGAGCAGGCAGTCCGTCAAGGCGGCTTGACGGTCGCAGACCGCAAACACCTCGAAAACGTCTACGCCGCCTACCACGGGCTGGGCGGCAACGGCACCGGAACGCGTCTCTACGAGGACGCCATGAAGATGCCCGTAATCGACTAAAGGAGCAGACCATGACCACGATTCAGGCGGCTCGCGCCGTAATCTCTTCCGTCATCCTTCCCTTCATCATCCAGGCGATCAAGTCCGAGGCCATGGGCGGCAACGCCGCTCGCTGGCTCGCCATCGCCGCTTCGGCGCTCTTCGGTGCCCTCACCGCGATCGCCAACGGCATCCCGACCGACCCCGGCGCTTGGGTCACCGCTATCTTCGCGTGCGTCGGCGGCGTGCAGGTGGCTTACGCCGCCTTCAAGGCCGTTGGCGTGACCGACAAGTGGCTCGACGCCCTGCTCGCCATTGGTGCCCAGAAGAAGGACGACTAGGCATGGGCGGCAAGCGCCTTGTGCGCATGGCCGCCGCCATCTCGCTGCTGGCAATGCTCACCGCCTTCGCCGACGTGGCGCTGATCGCCTCGAACGTGCCGAAGGTGCCGGAGGAGGAGCCTTTGCCCGTCATCTACGACAAGCCGCTCGACAAGCCCGCCGAGGTGCCCGTCTACCTCCAAGCAGACGGGCGCTGGGGCGGGCTTTCCTATGCGGGCGATGATCTCGCGACCTCGGGCTGCGGCCTCACATGCGCGGCCATGGCGTGGGAATGGCTCTACGGCCAAACCTGCACACCGGCGCAGATGCTCGGCCTCGTTGGCGAGTCGTGCCTAACCGACGGCGTGAACGACATGGACAAGTTCTGCCGCTGGATGAACGCGCACGACCAGGCGCTCGGCTACACGCCGATCCATGACAGCGCCGATGCCGCACTGGACGAGGCGGCTAGCGGATGGATGGTGTTTTGCAGCCTAACGGGCCGGCTGCGCGAAGGCGGCAAGAGCTACGGCGGGCACATCGTCCTGCTCTGCGGGTGGGACGGCACCACCGCGACGTTCCACGACCCCTACGAGGGCGTGGTCAAACTCGACAAGGAACAGTACGACCGCGTGCAGTGGGCGTACTTCATAGCTATAGGGAGCGCTGAATAATGAACGGCATCGACATTTCCAACTGGCAGAACGGCATCAACCTCGCGGCCGTCCCGTTCGACTTCGTTATCTGCAAGGCCACCGAGGGCGCGCATTACGTTTCGCCCGACTGCGACCGCCAGATCCAGCAGGCGATCGGCCTCGGCAAGCTCGTGGGCGCGTACCACTACGTCCACGGCGGAGATGCAAAGGCGGAGGCCGAGTATTTCTATAACCACTGCAAGGGCTACGTGGGCAAGGCCGCGTTCTTCATCGACTGGGAGGACAAGGGCAACAAGGCGTGGGGCGACGCGTCATACCTCAAGGCCATGGCCGAGCGCCTGGCGGAGCTTCTTGGCGTGGGCATGGATCGCATCGGCATCTACGCCAGCAAGAGCGTGTTCCCGTGGAACCTCACCACGGCCAAGACGTGGGTGGCGCAGTACGCCGACATGAACCCCACGGGCTACCAGGACGAGCCTTGGAACGAGGGGGCTTACGACTGCGCCGTCCGCCAGTACTCCTCATGCGGGCGCTTGGACGGCTGGGCGGGCAACCTCGACATCAACAAGTGCTACATCTCCCGCACCGAGTGGGAGGCCATGGCTGGCGGCTCGAACGGAGACCCCAGCTCGCTTATCCACGGCATCGACGAGACGCCCACGGCAGACCTCGCGGCGAAGGTGCTCGCGGGCGAGTTCGGCGACGGAGACGATCGCAAGCACGCGCTCGACGACCGCTATTCCGAGGTGCAGGCGCTCGTTAACCACATCCTCACGGCATCCGCCGAGGATCTTGCGAAGGAGACCTGGGCTGGCGATTACGGCAACGGCAGCCGCCGCAAGGCCGTGCTGGGGCCGCGCTACGACGAGGTTATGGCGATCATCAACGGGCAGGCCACTACCGAGCAGGTCTACGTTGTCCAGAGCGGCGACACCCTTTCCGGCATCGCCTCCAAGTACGGCACGACCTACCAGGATCTCGCCGCCAAGAACGGCATCTCAAACCCGAACCTGATCTATCCCGGCATGCGCCTGGTTGTCTCCTAGGCCGCTCGTGGTATCCTAACGAAGATGACTGTGCCGACGGCGCACACCTCGGTTCGAGGAGATGCGCAAACGGTGCACCATTTAAATCGAGAAGCCCGTTGCCCTCGCGGCGACGGGCTTTTTGCTACCGATGTGCCGGGATTCGAACCCGGCAGGGTGCGGAGCTGAGGAAACGCGTGAGCGTTTTCCAGCGCAGCACGCAAGGAGCGAAGCGACGCGGCGAAAGCGGGCGGCGTCAGCCGCACGCGGACATCCCGCTGGGAGCACCATTTAAACTGAGAAGCCCGTTGCCCTCGCGGTGGCGGGCTTTTTGCTACCCATGTGCCGTGATTCGAACCCGGCAGGGTGCGGATCACGGCATCATCGCAAAGCCAGTGGGCAAAAAATAGCAAATATGAGTACTGTTACCATTTTAGTAACAGCGATTTCATGCCTTTAGAAGTCGATTTAGACGTCAGGCGTCCTACGGCGGAAGAATTGCAGACGTTTATCGGCTAAGTACTTGTACATATGTTGCGTAACACTACATATTTTGCAAATAAATAATGCTACAGGACTTGTGACAGTACTCATATTTGACGTTTTTTGTCCACAACCCTTTATACCTAGGCAAGTCGGCGGCAAAACGGGCTTCAAAGCGTCCTTCGCAAACAAAAACCGGGGCCCGCACGATGCGGACCCCGGCTCAATGCCGTGACGATATGTCAGTTACGCT